AACCCTAACATCATCACAGGTTGGAATGTTAAGTTCTTTGATATACCTTATCTGATGAATCGCTTTCGTTATCTTATGGGCGATGAATGGATTAATCAGTACAGTCCGTGGGGCATTGTTGAACAAAAACAAAGTCTAACTGGTTTTGCTGGCAACTCACGAGAACAACAAGTCTGGAATATAATGGGTGTCGATACAGTCGATTACCTTGACTTGTATCGTAAGTTTACATTCGTTAGGCGAGAGAGTTATAAACTTGATTATATTGGCGAAGTTGAACTTGGTCAAAACAAGTTAGAAAATCCGTATGATACTTTCAAAGAGTTTTATTCAAATGACTATCAACGATTTGTAGAATACAATATACAAGATGTTGAACTCGTTGACAAGTTAGAAGATAAGATGCAATTGCTTGCCTTGTTTTTGACTATGGCTTATGAAGCAAAAGTGAACTATCAAGATGTGTTCGGTCAAGTAAGAATATGGGACTGCATTATCTATCATCACTTGCGTTCAAATAATATTGTTCCGCCTGCTATACAAGAATCTAAAACATCTGGCGGCTATGAAGGCGCCTATGTGAAAGACCCTGTTGTTGGTTTTCACGATTGGGTTTGTAGTTTTGACTTGAACAGTCTATATCCACATTTGATTATGCAATACAATATATCGCCTGAAACAATGGTTGGGTTTGAACCTAATCGTGTGAATGTAGAAAAGATGTTGAATCAAGAATGTGATTTATCTGAATTAGACAATAGAACGATAACGCCAAATGGTGCTCAGTTTAGAACAGACAAACGAGGTTTTCTACCTGAGATAATGGATACGCTATATCAAGAACGAGTTGTCTATAAGAAGAAGATGATTGAAGCACAGAAGATGTATCAACAAACTGGCGACAAGAAGTATGAGTTTGAGATTGCAAAGAATCACAACATTCAACTTGCAAGAAAACTTTCATTGAATAGTGCCTATGGTGCAATCGGCAATCAATACTTTAGATACTTTGATGTTCGACATGCAGAAGGCATTACTATGGCTGGCCAACTTACAATTCGATGGATTGAACGAGATGTCAATGAGTTTCTAAACAAGATGTTAAAGACAAAAAATGTAACCTATGTTATTGCTTCTGACACAGACTCCATTTACATTCGATTAGGTGAAGTTGTAAACAGAATATTTAAAGACAAGTCTGACACGAGAAAGATTGTAAAGATTATGGATAAGTTTTGTAATGAAACGATACAGCCGCAGATTGATAAGTCGTTTGACAAACTTGCTAAATATGTACATGCATATGAACAAAAGATGATTATGAAACGAGAAGTAATTGCAAACAAAGGCATCTGGACTGCAAAGAAAAGATATATCTTAAATGTTTACAATGACGAAGGCGTTGAACTGAAACAACCTAAACTAAAAATTATGGGTATTGAAGCAGTCAAAAGTTCTACACCTGCCCCATGTCGTGTGAAGATTAAAGAGGCGTTAAGTGTAATAATGAATCAAGACGAATCTAGTTTGATTCAGTTCATAGATGATTTCAGAAATGAGTTTAAAAAGTTATCGCCAGAATCGATTGCTTATCCTCGTTCTTGTAATAATTTAAAAAAGTATTCTTCTTCAAAAGACATTTATCAGAAAGGCACACCAATGCATGTTCGTGGCGCTTTGTTATATAATAATTTGTTGAACGAACATAAACTAAAAAAGTATGAATCAATCAATGATGGCGATAAGATTAAGTTTGTTCAATTGAAAGAGCCTAATCCGTTGAGAGAAAACATCATATCTTTTGCTGGCACTTTGCCAAAAGAATTTGATTTGCACAAATATATTGACTATGACACACAATTTGAAAAGTCTTTCTTAGACCCACTAAGATTTATTGTTAATGCAATCGACTGGAGTTTTGAACGACAATCAACACTGGATGATTTTTTCTAATGGCAGTAGATAAAATACTAATACCTTTTTGTGGTTATCCAATCTTTAAAATATCTACTGACGATATTCTTTCTAAAGGTGAGCTGGCATTCTTGAAATCAATGCCAGAGAACTTTGATACACATACAAAGGTTAAGTTGTTAGACGGCGCTAATATATTAGATAATGTAGAACTGCATAGGATAAAAAATATTATATGGAATCATTTTGATGATTATGTAAGAAATGTTTTACAGATTAAGAATAAGTTTTATATGTGCAATAGTTGGGGTACAATTCAAAAGAAAGGAGATTATCACCCTAAACACACTCATCCAAATGCTGTTTTTAGTTCTGTATTTTATGTTAATGCACCAAATAGTAGTATTAATTTTATAGTCGAAAAGGCAAAGATACAAGAGGGATTTTACTTTTCATATGAGATAGAAAGTTACAATGAATTTAATTCTGCTAAATGGGAAGTACCAATAGAGTCTGGTGATATAATATTTTTCCCAGGCGAGTTGGCTCACGAAACACGAGTGCATGACCAGTCTTACGAAAGAATAGTAATTGGTTCAAGTTACTTTGCTAATGGCATCTATGGTCAAAGCTCTAGCTATAATAGAATAAATTTACAAAATGACAGATGAAGAACTAAAAGATTTTATGAAGTATTTTAAAGATGAACTACCAGACCCCGAGCATCACCCACAAAAGGTGATATGGTTAATGAAATGGTATCAATCAATTGTTTTAAGGAATAGAAATGCAGACATTGAATAGAGAACAGGCACAGTATTGTGCTGATACATTTTCAAATTATTTTGACCAGTTTAGCCGTATAGATGAATACATGCGTGACCAGAAAATGGCACAGATTGATTCTATACCACAATCACTCCCAGGCATGGGCTTTGATGCTGATATGTTTGATGATTTCACTATGTCGCCAGAAGATATGGACTTAGAAGTCCTTGAACTAGATAATCATACATGGGATACTTGTATTAATATGATTTCAAGTCATAGTAATATGGTGAGTATTCCAGGCAAAGCATTGAAACTGGCCGTCAAAGAAAAGAAAACAAATAAGTATGTTGGTTTTATGAGATTTGGTTCTCCAGTTATAAACATGAAACCTAGAAACCAACTATTGGGTAATGTTCCAGAACTAGTTAATTTTAATAAAACAACTATCATGGGTTTTGTTATTGTGCCGACACAACCATTTGGTTACAATTATCTTGGTGGTAAGTTACTGGCAGCTTTGTGTTGTTCACACGAAGTCAGAGAAAAACTAAATAAAAAATACGGCATGAATTTGTGTATGTTTGAAACCACAAGTTTGTATGGCAGTTCTAAAGCTGCAAGTCAATATGATGGCATGAAACCCATGTTAAGAAACAGAGGCTTGACTGATAGTGATTTTATTCCTATGATACATGGCAAACCATTTAAAGATTTGTTAAACTATGTTGAAGATAAAATTGGCGTGTTCATTCCAAAAGATGCTTCAAGTAGAAAACTGAAAATAATAAACGCTATAATCGGCATGATAAAAAAGACTTTAGATGGTGATGATTTGACCAAGTTTAAAACCACAATTACAAATGCCAAAAAGTTGACTGAAAGAAAAAGATATTATGTTTCTAATTATGGTATCGAAAACTATATAGATATTGTCAATGGCAAAACAAATGAGATTGTTAAGGCGCCAAACTTTGATAGATATTATAGCGCTGAGTTAATAGAATGGTGGAGAAAAAATGCCACTAAACGATATAATAAACTTAAAGTAGAAGATAGATTAAGAAACGATTTAGAGGTATGGACTCCAGATAGCGATATAGATATTATCAGATGATAGAATACAACGAAGAAAATTTAAAATTAGTTTCAGATTTGATTGTAAAGAATCTTACACCAGATTTGATTCCTGTTAAATGGCGCCAACGCAATTCTGTTAACCCTATGTTCGGTCATTGCCACACAGCGTCAGCTTGTTTACAGAAAATCTTTACAACGAAAGAACTAAAACTTTATCGAGCTCAAGACCAACAAGATATATGGCATTGGTGGGCAGTTGATAACGCTGGTAAATTGATTGATTTAACATCCAGACAATATACAGATTGGAACAAAGAGCCGCCATATAAACATGGACAAAAAGCATCAATGCTTGGATTTGGATATAGAACAAGAGTTTTAGAACTTCTGGAAAGAGTAAAGAAAGAGCTTGACATTCCCAACTAAACAGAGTATAATACAACTATGTTAATCATACACAAAAGACTAAAAACAGAACCAGATGCAGAATGGCACTTTCACGAAATAACTAGTGATTGGTTTCCTGGCGGGTTTGAGAGAGAATCGAATTGGGCATTAAGATACAAAAGAAGAAATGATGACCCAAAATACAAACATGAATACAAAGTGGAGTTAAAAACATGAGTGATTTTTTAAAAGATATAATTAAAGAAACAGGTAACGAATATGCAAGTCTAGTATCAGATGGTTCAACAGGCGATGTGAATGATTTTATTGATACAGGCTCATATATTTTTAATGCGTTATTAGGTGGTAGTATTTACAGAGGTCTACCATCAAACAAGATTACTGCAATCGCCGGCGAAAGTGCAACGGGTAAAACATTCTTTGTACTTGGCATGTGTAAGAACTTTCTCGACCAGAATCCAGACGGCGGTGTTATATTCTTTGAGAGTGAGTCAGCAATTACAAAAGACTTGATTGAAGAACGAGATATCGACAGTAGCCGTATGGTCGTTATGCCAGTTACAACTGTGCAAGAATTCAGACATCAAGCAATTACT